GCAAATATACTGACATGCTCTTGTATGTGAGCCTGTAATATCAGGAATGCCTGCGGGTTGGCCTGTATGGCAGGCGACTGAATCATGGCAACGTGCACACGAATATGCGCCATGCTGTCCTGCTGCGGGAACACTTGCAACTGCTGACCCTTCAGAGCCAGAGCGTTTTCTGTGGCAGGATCCTTTGGTGCAGGTGGCTGTGGTGGTGGCAAGATCGAGTCGATGTTCTTTACATCCAATGCGTCATACATCCGGCGGTAGGCTTCATACAGATTGTGCATCTGCGGTGCAGCCTGTGCCAGTTGCAGTTGTGTCTGCGCCAATGATAGCCTCTGCGCCATAGAAAAAATCGACGGGTCGGAGACAGGGAGGATATCTACACGCCCGTCGAAGTCCTGTGCCATGATAGCAGGGTTGATGTTTGCCCCGATAGCATATGGATACGGCATAGGATTGTTCTGAAATATCTCAGCCAGCATACGGAACTCGTTTTTCTGAGCATAGTGCAGACGCTTGTGAATGCTCGAGATTACTTTTGATCCCTGCTCGATGAGAGCCACTGTAGTTCCCACGGGAGCATTGGAGTTGACATCTGCGACTTTTGTGTCCGTAACCTGTGCAAATCTTCTACCCGAATCAACGACCACCCCAAGTAATTGAGCCAGCGTTCCAGAAGGCTCCTTGTAAGGGAGTGGAATAATAGCATTCCTAATATCGCCGCCGGGAGCATCAAGATCACGAAACTCACCCGGATTAACAGGCTCATCGTCATTCCTGATACGAACACCACGGGCTTTGAAACCACCCGGTAGATTCGAGAGCGTACCAGCATCGATAAGCTGACGGAGTATAGACGTTGCAGCACGGGACAGCCCTCCTATCATATGCAACAAACCAAAGCCATAGAACCCAAAACCGGGCAGAAACTTGTAATGTACAAAGTACTGCCGCTTGCGACGGAGCGGATCCTGCTCACGAAAGTTGCGTACTATCGAGAGAACTTCTCCCGAAGCTTCGTCCATAGTGACGATATACGGTAGCTTGATACCTGTGTCTTCGCCCATTTCATCTTTGTCTTCAAAGCCTTCAAGATCCAAGTCCACATGGATTTCAAAAAGCGTAAACATTTCATCAGAATAGCCTGAACGTAATCCCTGAATTTCATCACTCTTGCCACGGATTGTTGAATCAGACTCGTCACCTTCGCTTGGAGATAAATCAACATCTCTATATATCCCTCCTACCTGCATCTTGCGGATTTCGTTCTCACTCATCCGAACAACATGAGTGTACCGCACTGCTGTCCTCAAATCAGACGCATGATACGGAACAATCAGATCTTCGGCAGGAACAAACTTCGATACCGCCCTCTGCTTTGTTTGATCAAAATAAACCTTCTTGAAAGTAGAACCAGTAATCGGCAGATAGAATAACATCTGATCCGTGTCCTGATCGAACTCCTCCATCACTTCCGTAATCTGGAAGTTCATGAAATCCTTCACACGTTGAGCCTGCTCCTCAACCATGCGGTTCTGCTCACCCAAGATCTGTGTCTTTACAGGACCGCCCGGTGGCAACATCTCTTTGTAAGCCTGTGCCTGAAACTGCGTAATCGCCTCCGATAACACAGGGTGCGTCACACCACTGGCACCCATGAACGGCTCAGACCGCTCCTCATAATTGATCCCCAGTAACGTCAAACCCTTGGATATGGACTCTTCCCAGTCAGAACGACCTTCTCTGTCCTCATCAACCAATCCCCCAAGATCAGAGGACAAAGAACCAAGCGTAGACTGATCAAGAACCTCGGCCAGATTTGCATTGTGATCATAGACCTCGGCCTCAACCTCAACCATCTCTTCTGCACCAACAAGCTCAATACCGGGCGGCAACTCTTCCATACCGGGCAACGGTACTTGAACCTCGGTCATGGCCTGTTCAGGCATCGCCGGACCACCCGGACCCATGGCCTGCTCCATCATTCCTGCAATCTGTCTTGGTTCGATAGCCATTAGAAGGTTCCCTTAAATCGTTGTGGACGGGCGATGGGACTAAAGCCCTTGATCATGCCGCCATCAGCTTTTGCCAACTTAGCCATTCTCTCCCGCCTGAGTTCCTCAAGCACAAGAAGACGATCATGCTCCTTGTTTGTAAGGTTCGTAACGTCTTCGTTCGCAATTCTTTTGATTTCTTTATCACTACGCATTTTACGAATATACCTTAAATAAGTCACCGATACCAGAACGCATGTCCACAGGACCGCCTTTAGCCTTTTTCACCAATCGCAGATTAGGCTTGGGTGGATCTGGATCTGGAATACCCGCGCCTACTATGCCGCGCTGCTCTTGCTCACCCATGTTCCTGTAGAACGCCGCTTTTTCCGCATCGCTCAAACCCGCAATACCAAGCTGCTCTTCTCTTACACGAGTCGCCGCCTCCTGCGCCTCCCTCACATTCTTGAACTTTGCAGTCTGTAACTCCGCTTCCAAAGCTTTGCGATTAGACTGACCCTCGCGAAACCTGCCAAGAGCTTGATCAAAACCAAAGTCGTCATTTACGTTACGAGATACATCGTCAAGAACAGAATTCAAATCTAACGCATCAGGATAAATCTCGTTGTAATCGTTTACCTTAACACGAACAGCATCAACTAACGCATCGCCACGATTAAAACCCTGATCCCTCGCACCCTGATATTCATCAATCACACCACCTATAAAGTCGTCAGACGTAGCACGAACCTCATCGCCGCCACTGGCAAAATCAAAGTTCTTGTCTATGTTGCTGGCCGCATTCAGATCAAACGCATCCTCAACACCCTGAGTCTCCATGTTCAACTCACGAGCAGCACGAAGTTCCGGGGTCCGAGCTTCGCCCATCTCCTTCTCAAGCTTCATGTAATTCTTGGACTTAGTGCCTACAACCTCGCCCTCGAGGACTTCTTTCTTTGGCGCAACAGTGGTCGGCGCTTCGTTAAGAACAGGATATATGTCACTGTCAAACATCGGAAGCACTGCATCCCCGTCCTGATTTGTTATACGAGTGGGTCTTTCTTGTGGCGGCACAAAATCAAAACTGTCTGGATCCTGTGAACCCCAACGAATACCTCGACCCTCTCCTAACTCACTTGACTCAAACCGAACGGGAACACGCTCAACGCCAGCATCTTTTAGCACCATCATCCGGTGACGACCTTCATGACCCTCAACCTTTGCCATGCCCTTGCCGTCATGAGTAAAACGTAAAGAAGGAAGACTAGAAAACTTAGTGTCATTGTCTACAAGCTCACGAACACCAGCTAACTTTTCCGGGCTTTCACCCTTCTCAGCCAAAGTTAAAAACTCATCTGGAGACATATAAGTGATCGTCTCTCTGGACTTTGGATTCTTTGCTTCGCTAATCTTTTCCGCTAATGACTCCTCTCTGAAAAAGGTAGTGCCGTCAGAAGATGAAGGACTTACGGGCTGTTTTATGCCAAAAAATTCCGAGTATTCATCAATAGCTTTTTGTCGTGCCGCACGTTCTGCTGCCTCAAAAGCTTCCGGGTTACTTTTGAAATCACGCGGATTTAAAACACTGTAGTTTCCAAAACCCGGCGCTGTAGCAAAATCTTCAATCGTTTTAATTTCGCCCGACGCAATAGCGTTTGGAAGCATCCTCTCCAAAGAAAGCATGTTCAATGGCTTGCCACCATCAGCCAATACTCGAGGCTCTAAACCAGAAACATCTGCAATTATCTCATCCTGCATGTTCAATAAACTTTTTGCGTGTTTTGCAGGATTTGTAACAGTCGATAACCCCTCTATCTTCTCTTGACCAAAGCCTTTTTGCTTAACAGCCTTGTTAACCTTCTGTGTAATATCTCCCGACAATGCAGGCAAATATCCAGCAACTCTGTCCCTTGGCACATCATAACGAACAACACGATAGTCCGTCGGTGTCGTCGCGCTGAACTTGCCCTGCATTAAAAAGTTTATATTCGTAGGCACTTTACTTGGATCAAGTGTCGCCGAAATAAGCTCTTCAGGAACTATCT